CTAAAGAGCAAGATTTTGATAAAAAACTTGAAGAATTTAGAACGTCTCTTAAAGACCTTGAAGTTGATGAAAAGCAGATTGATGATGCTTTGGCCAAAGCCGGTTTTAGCAAGGATAGCTTAGCTGACATTAAAGCTAAACTGGAAGACACGTCTGAAACTGCCACAGTTACAGCTAACATTGTTGGATCAACTGGCGGCACGTTTTACAATCGCAACAGACTGGATGGTGATACTGACAAAGTTATCACTTTTGAACAAGGTTATATTGACATTGCCCATAATGGTGAAGGTTTTGAAGAAGGCAAGACATACACTATCAGCTTTGAGGCAACCTGCGAGCTACTGCGTAAAGTAGGAATCACAGTGACACAGGCTAACATGAAAGGTGCTCGCTTAGTGTTAACACCTAAAAATCCCAAATTAGTTGTCGAGAGTTTTGGCTTGACTAAGGATACTGAGACTATCAATGTCTATCCGTTTAGCTACACAGTGCTTGTAACCAGCGACTGGTATAAATCTAAGCAAATAGATTTAAACGCGTCGGAGGTGCAGGAATTGGCCCTTGAGATGGCTTATAAAGATGTGGTTGACGGTAATAATGCCACGATAGCAGGGCAGTGGTCAGACAGCCCGCAAATTATATTAGACGGAGGTAAAAAATGAGTGAAAATATACCGCTGCGAGTCCAATTTAAGCGGATGAAAGCCGCCGAGTGGGCAAGTAGTGATGTCGTCTTACTGGAGGGTGAGATTGGCTTTGAGACTGACACTGGTTTTGCTAAGTTTGGCGATGGTCAAAACACTTTTAGTAAGCTTAAGTACCTTACTGGTCCCAAAGGTCCTAAAGGAGACACTGGTATCCAAGGTAAAACTGGAGGAACTGGTCCTCGGGGCCCTGCTGGCAAGCCTGGAACGACAGATTATGATCAACTCCAAAATAAACCAGATCTAGGTGCGTTTGCACAAAAAGAAGAAACTAATAGTAAAATCACCAAATTAGAATCAAGCAAAGCAGATAAAAGCGCTGTTTACTCAAAAGCAGAGTCAAAAATAGAGCTAGACAAAAAATTGAGCTTAACAGGCGGCATAGTGACAGGACAACTACGGCTTAAACCTAATAGTGGTATTAAACCCTCATCTTCCGTAGGAGGAGCGATTAACATTGATATGTCTAAATCGGAAGGTGCTGGTGTTGTTGTCTATTCTAACAATGATACCAGTGATGGGCCGTTAATGAGCTTGCGGACGGGTAAAGAGACCTTCAATAAATCGGCGCTTTTTGTCGATTACAGCGGTAAGACTAATGCCGTTAATATTGCGATGCGCCAGCCAAGCACACCTAATTTTTCCTCTGCGCTTAATATTACTAGCGGCAATGAAAATGGTAGTGCGATGCAGCTACGAGGGTCAGAAAAAGCGCTAGGAACGCTCAAAATCACACATGAAAACCCAAGCGCTAACGCAAAATACGATGAAAACGCTGCAGCGTTATCTATTGATATCGTTGGAAAACGGGGAGCCAGTGGAAATGGTACTGCTGCCCAAGGCATTTTCATCAATTCGTCCGCAGGCACAACTGGTAAAATGCTCAGAATCAGAAATAAAAATGTAGACAAATTTTATGTAGGTCCAGATGGTGGCTTTTGGTCATGTGCAAATTCAACTGTAGCTGGTAATCTAACAGTTAACGATCCAACATCTAGCAAACATGCTGTGACTAAAGATTACGTAGATAAAGAAATTGCTAAGTTAAAAGAACTCATACAAAAAAAATAGATTAAGGAGGATAAATGAGCAGAGATCCAACTTATACAATCAACGAGCACGACTTATCTTTTAAAGATGGTCGTTTTTATGTGACTTTTAGAGCAGATAAGTCTAGCGAGACTGTCAGACTTAATAGTAGCTGTCTTGGCAATACTGTCATCAAAAGGCTACAAGTTGAGGATGACGAGACTATGCATGATTTTGTTAAGCCTAAAGTCACCACTCAGCAACCTTTTGGCTTAGCCAAGCAAGTAAAAGAAATTGATTTAGAGCTTAAAGATCCTAAGTCCGATTTATGGGGAAGAATTAAAGCCAATAACAAAGCTATGCTTGTTGAGTATGGCAACAAAGAAATAGCCAGCGCCATTGCGCAATCAGCCGAAAAAATTTTAACGCAAGTTAAATCGCTTGATGATGAGCGGTATTCCAAATTTGAGCAAACCCTAGAAGGTATCAAGCAAACTGTCAAAAGTGAATCGGTGGAATCTGCAAGGACTCAGCTAGCATCAATGTTTGATAGTCGTATTACCAGGCTTGACGGTAAGTATAGCCGTCTCACTCAAACGCTGGATAGTTTATCTACTCGCTTGGATGACGGACTTGGTAACTACTCTACGCTTAGCCAAAAAATCGGAGGTGTGGAAAGCCGTGTCAGTAGCCTATCGGGTAATGTCTCACGCTTTTCGCAGACAGCGCAAGGCCTACAGTCTCAGATTACAGATGCTAGTCAAAATTACAGTAGACTATCACAAACCGTGCAAGGCATCCAGACAACTGTTAGAGACAATCAAACAGGTACAGCCAGCCGTATCAGCCAGCTAAGTGACTTAATCAGCACTAAAGTGACTAAGGGTGATGTTGAGACAACTATTGCTCAAAGTTACGACAAGATAGCTTTGGCGATTAAGGACAAGTTGCCTAAGAGCAAGATGACTGGTAATGAGATAATCTCAGCGATTAACCTTGATAGGTCTGGTGTTAAAATCACTGGTAAAAACATCACTCTTGACGGTAATAGCTACATCAGCAATGCCGTGATCAAAAATGCTCATATTGCTAACATGGACGCCGGTAAGATTAACACAGGGTACTTGAGTGCTAATAGGATTGCGGCCGAGGCTATCACTGGTGACAAAATCAAGATGGACTATGCTTTTTTTAATAAGCTAACTGCCAATGAGGGGTACTTTAGGACGTTGTTTGCAAAAGACATCTTTACCACATCTGTGCAGGCAGTTACTGTATCCGCTAGTAAAATCACTGGTGGTGTTTTAGCTGCAACAAATGGCGCTAGTCGCTGGGACTTAAATAGTGCCAAGATGGATTTTAATAGTAATGCGACCATCAACTTTAACAGCCGAGATAACGCTTTAGTGCGTAAAGACGGTACACATACCGCCTTTGTACATTTTGGCAATGCGACACCAAAAAACTATGCTGGAGCAGCACTATATGCTTCGATTGGTATCACCTCATCTGGTGATGGGGTCGATTCTGCTTCGTCTGGACGCTTTGCGGGTATGCGTTGCTTTAGGCAAGCGTCAGGGCGCAACCACACTGCGTCAGTCGACCAAACAGAAATTTATGGTGATAATGTACTTATTGCAGATGACTTTAACATCAATAGAGGCTTTAAGTTTAGACCAGACAAGATGAAAAAAGTCCTTGACATGAATGACTTGTATGATGCTGTTTTGGCACTCGGACGTTGCTGGGGACATCTGAGGAATGCCGGGTGGGATACCGCTCGTAGCAATTTTATAAGTGCCGTGAACGGGGAATTGAATAACTACATCACAAAAATTTAACAGGAGATAATATGCAATTAACTATTAAAAACAAAGATTTAAACACACTATATCGTGTACTAGACAAAATCAAGGTTACTAATATGCGTGCCAACCGTGGACGTGCCAAGCTACTGGCAAAAGTGGTCGATAAAATCAACGAGTACGCCAAGGATGAGGCTGACATTATTGACTTGTACGCTCTAAAAAATAAAGACGGCAAGTTTGTCATCGACGAGCATAAAAATATCAAGATTGAGGACCCTACAAAAATTGATGAGCTTAACGACTTGCTCACAGAGCTTGGCGACGAGCCTATCGTCATCAAAGGTGGCGAGTACTCTAAGCGCTTTATCGATTTTTTAGAATATCTGGCAGAGTCAGAAGATGAGTTTACCTCAGACGAAATCATTATCATCGATAACATTTTAGAGCAATACGAAGGAAGCAAAGGAGAATAACTATGAAGACATTAACACTATCAGGCAAACCTTATCCAATTCATGAAGGCGGTAAAGTTGTAAAAACAGAG